GGTGCAACAACAGCGCCAGCAGCGTTAGCAGTAACACCACCTGTTAGTGGTGCGGGTAGTAGGCGTTCACTAATGTAAACACCTGGGCGGCTATATGCCATTTTTTCTCCTAACTAGTTGGGTAAGGGTTCCTTATGGTGTCGGTATTGTGATCGGATCTACAGCAGTAAACGTGCCACGACCAATAACTTGGGTGCCAGTTGTGCCTGTAACGTTGATTTCTTGGACCTTGTATAACTTATTGAATGTAGATGGAGCGATCTCACTAGAGACCCGCACCGTGATAGCGTTTACGAATAGACGCTTTCCTTGTTCAGTGATGTCTCGTTTAGAGATATCCAGAACATCCAGACGACGTGCAGTTCCGTATTGGGTATCTGGACCCACATTAAGAACTGCAAATCGAAGTGGAATCTTTGTGTATAGCAACTCCGCCAAAATCTGACGGTCATGACGGGGCTGACGTGCATAAGTAGTAATTTGATAATCAATATTAACTGGGATAGGAAAATCCATATCCTTATCGTGCAAATTTGAGTTCCAGTTAACGCCTGTTGCAATAGTAGTTGGGTCTTCGTAATAGGTAGGACTTACTCGTCCACGATGTGCACGATCAAACGCTTCTGCGATATCAATCATGTCAATTGTAATGTAAGGATACGACTGCGATCTTATTTCCTGGTCAGGTTGACCAAACCATACGCCAACTTTTCTAGTAGTACCTGGAGTAGCAGTTCCACCTGAAGCAACCCTAGCAATGTTTGCATTTGTTTTTGCATATTTAAATGTAGTAGGAGTTGGAATTAACGTAATGTTGTAGGTGCCATTGAAAGGAGTTACAGCACCAGCAATAGTGACTGTGTCTCCAACCTCAAAGCCATGTTCTGTAGATGTAGTTATTGTAACTACATTGCTAGTAAGCGCTCTATGTGTAATAGTCTTGGCAGCAGCAGAAGACGCCTTTTGATCTGTAACAGTCATCTCTTTTAGAAGATCACGAAGTGCTTCATCCTCGTCAAATAAGAAACTCATAGGTAATCCTCCAGATGCTTGTAGAGACGATTAACTAAAAAGTTTTCTGACTCAGCGGTGCGGTTTGCTGTATGACGAATTGCCCCACTCGGTTGTCTGTCGGGGGTTCCGTACTCATGGTCGAGTGCCTCTGCGTGATGCTTCTCATTGACGTTAGCATCAAAGCCGCTCTTGCTATAGGAGACGCTCATACCGCTCACGACGTGCGATGGCCATCCAGTTGCTTTGGCTTCTGAGCGCATGTGCGCTCCTACAAGTCGAGAGGTCTCGTGACTCGCTTTGTGAATAGCGTTAAGGACGTTGTCTTTCTTCACTTCTTTTTCCTGGCCTTCGCAACGGATTTGCCAGCAACTTTTCCACCGACGTAGCCTGCGATAAGACCAGTAATAATTGGTTGTTTGTCTTTAGGACGACCGCCGAACATGCCACGCATGAAGTTCTCGACTTCGTCTTTGCCGTTCAATTCAGCGGCACGTTCATACCAAGGCTTATAGCCCATAATAAAACCCCTTATCGCAACCTGTGGGAACAGTGGTCAGGCACCGCAGCGGTGGTCTGATATTGCAATGATAAATGAAAAAACCACCCGTAGGTGGCTTAGTCATTACTTCTTTTTAATCTTTTTAACTATGGCTTTATCCATCTTGCGATCGTCTTCTTGAGACTTAGGCTTGCGGTGCTTCTTGTCCATCTTCTCAAACATTGCCTTCTGCTCTTTGTCAAGACCTTTTGTGGTCTTGGCATCCTGCTTCTTGTCTGAGGTTTTGGTGTATTTCACTACATGCCTTTTTTCTTGTTCATAGTCATCTTTGGTGCCTTGCCCTTTTTAAGGGCCTTAAAGTCAGCGCCAGTGATCTTGTCTGTTGGCTTTGCAGCCCCAGCGATCTTCATCTGCTTAGGAGTAAGAGTCTTCTTCATTACTTCTTGTCCTTCTTCTTCTTAGTTGGTTTACTTGTTGCCTTTGCAAACTTCTTATTAGCAGCGACAAGAGTCTTCATGCCGTGCTTGTCCTTTGGCTTCATGCAGCCACAGGTGGCACACATTACTTCTTCTTTGCTTTACAAGCCTTGCAAGTACCGCAAGTACACGCCTTCTTTGCCTTTGACTTTGGACCTTTGCCAAATCCTGGCTCACCCTTTTTCTTACCACATCCACATGCTGCACACATTTACTTGCTCACTTTCTTCTTAGGTTTGGATTTTGGAACGCCCTTTGCAGGAACGCAGTTTGGAACTTTCTTGCCATTCTTCATCTTCATGCCTACCTGAGTGTAGCCATCCCAGCAAGGATCTGTCTTCTTGGTTGCCATTAGCAATCCCACTTTCTTAATGCTAGAGCCTTGCGAGTTGGTTTACCGTTCTTCTCCATAGGACCTTCCATACCGCCCATGCGTGCACAGAATGACTTACGTCGTGCCGCAGACTTAGGAGACTTCTTTGCTTGCTTTGCAGATACTGGAGGTTTTAAATCTGAACCAGGGTTTGCTTTTTCGTAGGACTTGCGCCCCTTCTCGTTAAGACCGCCCTTTTTATTCTTGCCCTCTGAACGTTGCCATGCCTCTGACTTAGCCATTCTTCTTATGCCAATCTTTAGTCGCCTTTACTCCTTGAGCAATTGTCTTTGCCCCAGCCTTCTTTGTCAGGTTAATCTTGTCGTATGCTCCACCTCGTTTTGCGTGGTCAACAATCACATCACCCTGCTTGTTCTTCTTAATAGTGTGAGTCTCACGGGCTGGCTTACCAGGTACCTTGATGCCAATCTTTACTGGCTTGTCTGTCTTCTTATTATCTAATTTGCCGTCTTTGTAATCTTTCATAACTCGTTCAACCTTGCCCTTATTAACTTTCTTTTCGGCCATTACGAATCCTCCCAGTCGGCATCTTCCTCGTCTAGGGCGTGCTTGTCATAGTCGAGGTCATCTAATTCTACAGCCTCGTCCTCAAAGAGCGAAGGGTCTAACTCTGTCTCAAACTCATCCATGACAATCTCCTAGTTTGTAAGGTCCTGAAATTGTGGATCATTAACAAGTTCTTCAGCATTAACCTGGTTGCAGTCAATAGTAACGACTGAGTAGCGTTCCTTGTAGAGACCACGAGGAAGCACACGGGTAGGAACAAATACCGCATTGTGAAATACTACACGGTCTTTAATGTGTATTGCTGGGTCTGTGATCATTGCTGGAAGAAGCCTGTTAATATCTGCTACCGCAATTACTAGGCGCAATGTATCTGTGGTGTAGTAACCACGCTCATTCATGATGTTAGTACCACGAAGTTGTTGAGCCATAATCACAGGTAACTTAAATGGCTCTGTCCAGCGACGGCCCTTACCATCTTCTTGGTTAGAGACGTCATAGATAGGATCAACGAAGGTGTTGTAGTCTGCGGCTAGGGCTGCATCGTCCCAAAGCCACCAGTCAACCTCAGTACCTACGGGGTCACGGAGTTCGTCAACGATGCCTTCATCCATTGACATAGTCTCGTAGTCGATCTTGAATCGACCCTGTACCTTGTTACCACGCATAGTTAGGATTATCCCCTATCAATACTGGAAAAAAAGGATTTACTTGGGCGGCTATTTGTACTCTTTTTTAACCCACCAAAACTTTTTATAGCGGTCAAAAAATACTCTGTTAAATTTTCGCGTATCGGAATTATACTTATTTCGTTCTTTTTCTCCACCTAATTTAGATGTCCAGGTTTCACGCTTGAATGGAATTATCTGTAAGAAGGGAGTTCCAGCAGGGATCATGCCTTCAAAATTAGGGTCACGTAGTTTAAGAAACATGTTAAATGGGATAGAGAAGTCATCACTATCCACGATTCCACTTGCACAAGATATGGGTGCTTGCTCATGGTGCTGTGGCTCCATCACCATTATGGACCAACCTTTAGGAGTCTTAATACTCCAAGGAATCACAATTCTTACTGCGTAACTAATATCCCTGGAATAAGGATGGTTTTGAAACTGATCCATATGTTGAAAAGCAATTGCATCATTTGCGTTCCATTGAAAGTATGGGCCTTCTGGAGTCTGTCGGATATAGATGTCATAAGGAGTTTCCAAGATGTAACCAGCAGTCATCATGTCCCATACAGGCATACATCGTTTGACAGTTGCCATGGGGCTACCGTCTAAAGTTGGCGCCTTTTTACCATCAGGTGACATATAGGCTTTTGCATCTTTATACCATTGCGGTATGTATTCAGAAGCAGGTTTTGGTTTTTCTAGTACGTCATCTGGGTTGTGTATATCGGTAAAAACAATTTCCATTGCGCCTCCACTAATAGATTAGCAATAAACATACTACTCTTCAGTTGGTCTAGCAACTGCTTCCCATGAGACTAGGTCTTCATTCCAACGCCAATTATGGGTTTCTGTTGACTCGGGGCGGGTAATCGGAGGCTCCCAGTCAAAGATTTGCTCTTTAAGGATAAATGATGGGTAAGGTTTTGGAGGTAAAAATGCATCTCTAACAGCGTCATAGGTATAACCTATCTGTCCAAAGTTCCCTCTAAATGGAGTGCCGTTTAATAAGTGTTCTCCGTGATAGGTGTTAAAGGACGTTTGCTTCCAATTACCCGTAATTCCTATTTGGGCAATAAAGTCTTGTCCTGTTTTTTCATCAGGGGCGTTCTCATTCCCAACAACAATTACCTGCAACACAACATTGTTATCGTCTAGTTCTGAAAAGTGTGCCATTAGAATGTTATGCTCCCACTTCCATTAAAGGTGTATCTTCTATAACCACCATCAGTAGAGACTGTTCCTCCGCTTACAGATGCAGCAGCAGGTAGACTGTCGCTATAACGAAGAATCACAACACCAGAACCACCTGATGCACCTGGTGCAGAAGCAAAGTAATCCACGCCATACTGGCGATCTTTACGCTGTGCGCCTGCGCCTCCACCGCCACCCGTGTTTGCGGTTCCTGCTACTGCAGGATTTACTGTGAGACCAGAAGTAACATTGCCAACATATACACGATAACTTCCATTTCCTCCTCCGCCTGAACCACCAAAACATTCATAATTGTTATCAGCACCGCCACCACCGCCACCACCATAAGTTACAGAAGTACCACTAAGACTGTTAGCAGTTCCTGCGCCACCGACGCTTGTGCCTACAGATCCACGATTTCCACCATTAGCAGAGTTACCACCACCGCCACCACCTGCTGCGGTATTAGCAGAATCGCCACCTGTAGTAATTCCTCCACCGCCAGGTTGGTAGTGGTCTAGAGGGCCACCCGTTCCGCCACCACTTCCATTACGACCAGATACTGAGCCTGCACCGCCTTGAGCGTTTTGGCCATTTCCATTAGCGCTTCCACCATTGCCACCACCGTAAGATATTGATTGTGTACCGTTTACATCCCAGATGGTGTTAGTGGCAGCACCTCCAACTTGAATTGTGTAGGGAACTCCTTTGGCTGCTGAAACCGTGGTTGAAAAAACTCCACCTGCTCCGCCACCACCGCCTCCGCCACAATACTGACCGCACCAAGCACCAGCACCGCCGCCACCACTACCTCCACCTCCAACAAGCAAGTATGCAAGTTCAAAGGTGGCAATTGGAGTTACAGAGTTAGAAGCACTACTTGCTGTAGAAGTTCCATTAGCATTAGTAGCGGTCATTGTAAATGTATAGGCTTGATTATTAGTGAAAGTTCCAGTAACAGTCAGTGGCGATGTAGTTCCACTAGTAGTCAATGCAACAGATGGGCTTGAGGTAACTGTGTAAGAGGTGATTGAAGAACCACCAGTTGCCCCTGCTGTAAATGGCACTGATAAAGTTGTTGAATTAGTTACAGTAACAGTACCAATAGTTGGAGCCTGTGGGACCGTGGTAGCAGTAATGCTAGATGAAGCAGCAGATGCGGCCCCAGTTGCAGATGCATTTGTTCCAGTAACAGCAAAGGTATAAGAGGTAGCAGATTGTAACCCAGTGACAGTCAATGGAGATCCAGCACCAGATGCTGTAAATGAGCCAGGTGTAGATGTGGCTGTGAAAGTAGCAGATGTACCACCAGTGGCTGCAGCAGTAAATGCCACAGTCGCAGATCCATTGTTAAATGCTCTAGATGTTCCTACATCTGTAGCAGCGCCAATAGTGGGTGCATCAGGTACATCAGGGATAGCCACACCGCTCTTGGTGATTCCTGATGTATTAGCACGCTTGATATTAGCCATGTTGCCTATTGTCTCCTATGGTTGCTAGAAAAAAAGTATTAAGGGGCTGGTATTGCTGTAATATCTTCTATCCAAGATACAGTTGATTCATCCCAAGAGTAGGTCTTTTCGTCCGTAGGATATGGAACTGGCGCTTCCCATTGGCAGGTGTCCTCATTAAGAGTCCAAGAGTCAAATATTTTTGGCGCAATAAATGCGTCACGGGTTGAATCATAAGTAAACCCAACACCTGCGAAGTTTTTACGAATGTTCCCATTGTAAGAAGTGCGCTTACATGTTAACCCTGGACGAAACTCCTCATAGTATTTTTCCCAATCAGAGATTCCATCTACTACTTCAATTTCATTACGTCCAGTTATAACTTCAACAACAATACTGTTTTCATCTATGAATGCGTAGTGCGCCATTAGAATGTCACCGTGCCTGTTCCTGCTGTAAATCTGTAGACCCTATACCCTGAACGAGTTGGGGTGTCATATGTTAACCCAGCACTGATTGTTGGAGCAGCATAAGTATTAGGATACGCAATAACCACAACACCTGAACCACCTGCTGTTCCGTTACCTCCGCTTGGACAGCCACCGCCACCACCGCCACCTTTACCGTTAGTTCCCGCAACAGAGTTAGTGTTTGCTCCACCACCGAATCCACCACCACTATCACCAGATGGGAATCCACTTGGATAACCCGTAGCGTAAGCGCCACCACCACCGCCACCAGCGTAGCCAGTAGTTTCTCCAGTAATAGAAGAAGATACTCCAGGGCCTGCATCGCCTCCAGATAATCCGTTAGCACCAGTGTTTCCAGCAGTACCTGCTCCACCACCACCGCCACCAGAACCAAGCCATCCAGAATAGGTAGAGCCATCTGCTCCTCGGTTACCTTGTGAAGGTGAAGTTGAAGGCGTATTACCAGCGCCTCCAGTCATGTTGCTGTTTGCAGAAGCACCACCACCAGATCCACCAGAACCACCATCACCACTTCCACTTGGGCCATAGTCTCCGCTGGCGTAACCACCGAATCCTCCACCAGTTGAGGTAATTGTTGAAAATACTGAGTTGTTACCTTTAGTACCTACACCTGAGCCTCCAGGGCCACCTGCTCCAACAGTCAATGCCAATGCAGAGCCTGCAGATACAGCAAATGAGTTAGAAGTTCTCATACCACCTCCGCCACCGCCACCGCCACCACGGTTTCCGTTAGCGTTACCGCCGCCGCCACCACCAGCGACTACAAGATACTCAACTGTTGAAGTAACAGGAAGAGCAGGGGTTACTGAGTTAGAGGAAGAAGATGCTGCTGAATCACCATTTGCATTTGTTGCTACGACAGTAAAGGTGTAAGCAGTACCTGCTGTAAGTCCTGTGAAAGTGTAAGGAGAAGTTGAAGCGTTTTGAGTAGTGGTTGCAGGAGAGGAAGAAACTTTGTAACCAGTAATTGAAGATCCGCCAGTTGCACCAGCAGTAAATGGCACCGACACTGTTGTTCCTGTTTGCAGATCAGTTACTGTTCCAATAGTAGGTGCCTGAGGAACGGTAGTAGCAGTAATGCTATTAGAAACAGCAGATTGAATACCTACCACACTAGTAGATGTGACACCTGTTGCTTGAAAGGTATAAGAGGTCTGAGACTGTAATCCTGTGACTGTGACAGGTGATGCACCGCTGGCAGTAAATGAGCCAGGTGTACTGATCACGTTATAGGTTGCAGGAGTTCCACCAGTTGCAGCAGCAGTGATTGCAACAGTTGCCGCACCATTGTTGTAGGCACGTGAAGTACCTACGTTGGTAGCGACAATGGCTGTCGGCGCATCGGGGAAGTCCATGATCTCAGATACTGCTGAGAGACCATCTGGGGTACCTTCGAGGCGCTCATCTTGTGCTCTGCGGATAGACATAGTGTCTAGTATCTCCTATCGTTACTGAAAAAAATTGGTTAAGCGCCGTTATTTAGACGACGAGGGTTGCCGCTTCTTCTTCAGTCAACGGGGTACCCGCTACTAACTTGGCCTTGGCAGATGCCTTGAGAACAGCAAGTGCCTCTGCTGCTGCTGTGCGTGCTGCTTCTGCTTCAGCATATGCTGCTGCATCTGCTTCCATCTGAGTGATCTCTGCTGCGGTCAACTCAACAATTGACTCTTCACCAGTTGAGCAATCAACGATTACTTTTGTAGGTACTGACATGTTATTTATCCTTTGCTCTCTTGATATTAGCCATGTTGCCTATTGTCTCCTATGGTTGCTGGAAAAATTGGTTAAGCGTTAAATTTATCAAAACGCCTTAGGTGGGTTTGCGTTTTGTTCAACCTCTTCTTGAGTCAATGCACGCACCGCCCATTGGCGAGTCCATACTCCATCAATTTCTAGTGGTTCAACTTCATAAACCGTTTCCCCATCTTCAAAAGAAGGGGCGTCAGTTCCTACTACCTCAACCCAATTTGATGGAAGAGGGTTTCCTTGCAACCAACCCAGTAGTTCTAGGTCACCAGGATGCCTAGGGTACTCTTTAGTTTTTGTATTTAAATAAATATTCATAATAGTCCTTAAATTGAGGTGGTTGAAGAGGTCCAAGTAAGGTCTGTAGTTGTTACATCTGAGGTGTTATGTACAAGCGTTATTGCTGCTTGAGTTAATGTCTCACTAGATTCTGTAAGGCTAGAGGTAGAAGATGTTAACGAAGAGGTAGCGTATACATAAGACAACCCTCCAACGGTGTAGGTTCCTGTTTTTGAACCATCTGTTGGAACCTGTAATAATAAAATGTCCGCATTACTTGAAGGAGACGTATTTGTAAATTCACCACTAATTACTAAATTTGAACCAGAAACAGTAATAGAATTAAAGTTAGTGTATTGTGCGTTTACAATAAGAGAACGTTGCCATTGTAATGTTCCCGAAGAGTCATATTTAGCAACTATTGCTGCTCCTGGAGTTGAGTTGGCATTTCCAAGAATATAGATATTATTAGAAGAGTCTGTAGTTACTTTGCTACCATAATCTGAAACAGATGAAGAAGCAAGTTGGCGTTGCCATTGTAAGGTTCCTGATGAGTTCCATTGAGCAACAATAATGTGGTAGGTACCAGAGATATTTGATGAACCAACAGAGATTACATTTCCAGAAGAATCTACTGTAACTCCAGTAGAACTTGCTACTTTATTTGTGTCTGAAAATTTACGAGCCCAAGTAACCGCGCCTGATGAATTCATTTTTGCAACAGTCCAATATCCAATGGTTGCGGCATAATTGTAGTAACTAAAAGTATTATAAATATTTCCTGAAGAATCTACTGCAGAATTTTGAAAAATTTCACCTGAACCTTGAGGAGAGGGTCTGCTGTAACGGTATGACCATTGGATAGTTCCACTACTGTTGTACTTTAAGATTGAAGCGTCTTGGTTATCTATATCAACATCAGCCCCTCCCGAAACATACACATTGTTGGAAGAGTCAAGACCTAAAGAGTACCCAAGACATTGTAAGTATGTACCGTTTCCATCAGTAAAATGCGCTTTCTTTTTCCAAAGAATTGTTCCACTTGAGTCTAGTTTAACAACAATTAGGACGTCTGCATTGGTTTGAGCAGGTGCAAGTTGTTTACCTGTTACATAAACGTTTCCAGAAGAGTCAGTTATAATTCCCCTTATTTCGCTTCTGTATTTTCCTGAATTAGAATCAAAATATGCTAGTTGTTTATTCCAAGATAGAGTCCCATCTGAAGCAAACTTTTGTACTCTTCCAATATTTTCATTACTAAGGTAACTATGACCAGCCACATAGATATTTCCTGAAGAGTCTGTAGTTATTCTGTTTGAGTATTCATCGCCAGTGGTATACAAACGGTTCATAAAGGTAGGTGCAACAGGTGTTACTGCACTAGATGCAGCAGACTCAGGTCCAGTTGCTGTTGTATTTGTTCCTTTTACTTTAAATGTGTAAGCAGTTCCTGACGTAAGGCCTGAAACTGTAATAGGAGAAGTACCTGTTCCTGTTAAAGAACCAGGAGTAGATGTGGCGGTAAACGTAGTTGCTGTTCCTCCAGTGACCGCTGCTGTATAAGCAACAGATACGGTAGTACCTGTTGCTAAATCAGTTGCTGCACCAATGGTAGGCGCATCTGGAACGTCTGCAATAGGCGTATTACCCGCCATGACGCTCTTGAGTGAAACTCTGTTAGTGATAGTCACTTGATATACCTCTAACTAATTGATTAGGAGATTTCGCTGCCAAATAGTGAGAAGGAAAGAGTTGCAGTTGAAGCGTACACACGAACAACATCGGTAGTTGCTAGAGTAACTCCAAGAGTAAGAGCAGTTGTATCTGAGGCTGCAACTGTCGCACCGTAGACGATGTAGTGCTTGGCTTCTACTGCAGCACCTGCTGGGCTAACCGCAATGCGGTAGGTGGCAGCAGAGGCTGCCTGGTTGCAGATGATGATCGTTGAGACCACGGCTGAGGTTGATGATGGGACTGTGTACAGCGTAGTCAGCGTTGTTGCCGCTGGTGCTGCTTGAGCAATTGTCTTGTAAACTGTAGGCAAAGTTCGACTCCTTCGAAGGGGATATGCATAGGTTAACTGGTACAGAAACTCTATGTGGGCTAAAGTAACAGTATGAATTTGGTGCATAAATCGGTTTCTCAGGGCGGAAAATTAGCGCCCCTTATCCTGCCTCATAGCCTCACATCTGGTATGGGCTTAATGAATCCCTCGATCTTTATCGATGACGATGGCGACATCTTGGTCAACATCCGCCACGTCAACTACACGCTCTATCACTCAGAGCACGACCAACGATTCTTCAGCCCTTGGGGGCCGCTGTCATACCTGCATCCTGAAAAAGATCAGCGGCTAGTTACGACCAACTACCTCTGTCGTCTTGACAAGGATCTCAACATCATCAACTACACACAGGTTGATTACTCGGCACTTGATGTTCCACCTATCTGGGAGTTTGTTGGCGAAGAAGATTGCCGCATCACTCAATGGGATGGCAACTACTACCTGATTGGTGTTCGTCGTGATACCACGCCTAACGGTCAAGGTCGCATGGAGTACTCCAAGATCGAGTTGGATAAAACTAACTGGACAGCCAAAGAGGTACAGCGAGTTCGCATACCGCCTCCTATCGATGTCAGTTCCTACTGTGAGAAAAACTGGATGCCTATCCTTGATATGCCTTATCACTTTGTGAAGTGGGCTATGCCTACTGAGATTGTTAAGGCTAATCCTGATAAGTCTGAGTGTGAGCAGGTACTGACAAAAAGTACACCCTCTGTTCCTATTGATCAGCGTGGTGGTACTAACATTGTTTCTTGGGGCGATTACTACATCGCATTTACTCACGAAGTAAAGTTGTGGCGTAACTACTTGAATCAGAAAGATTCCATCTATCGTCACCGCATGATTGTGTGGGACAAGGAGTTTAACTTCGTTGGTCTGTCAAAATCATTTGCATTCTTAGATACACCGATTGAGTTCTGTGTAGGAGCCGCTGTTCGTAACGGCAAACTAC